CACCTATCAAGCGTCCACGAGCGGAACCACCGTTCCCACGGGAACATGGGGTGCCACGATCCCTTCCGTGTCGGCGAATCAATACTTGTGGACCCGGACGATCATCACCTACACCGATGGGACGACAAGCACTTCTTATTCCATCGGCAAGATGGGTGCTAACGGTGCCACGGGAGCTGCCGGGAAGGGGATAAAATCCACGGCAGTGACCTATCAAGCGTCCACGAGCGGAACCACCGTTCCCACGGGAACATGGGGAACCGCTATCCCTTCCGTGTCGGCGAATCAATACTTGTGGACCCGGACGATCATCACTTACACCGATAACACGACCAGCACGTCCTATTCCATCGGCAAGATGGGAGCTAACGGGGAGAAGGGGGATAAAGGAGACAAGGGAGAGAATGGCGAGTCTTTGTCCGGGAAAATGATTTATAAAGACCCGACTTTCAAGAACGGGGTTAATGGCGTGAGCGTGTATAACAATTCCGGGAACGGGACCGTGACGGTTACCAGGATTGCCAAAACGTCAGACGTGCCATCGGATTCCGGTTATTGTTTACAAGTGAAAACGTCTGGCACGGCATCCCCGGGTTCCGGTGGCGTGGTGCAGTCTATCCAGTCCCGTCCCGACGCCGTGTTTATCCAGAAGATCATCGCGAAATTACCGGTAGGTTACAAGCTTAACACGGCATCTAACTCGATGGGGAGCGGTTATTCAGACAAGTGGTTAACGGACACGGCAGGAACGGGTAAGTACACGACGTATCTTCGTAAAATAACTTGCGGGTCTTCCGGTTCGTTTAGCTCGGGCGGTCATGTTTACGTGACGGGGAGTCCAACGCCAACCTCGTCGGCCCCGTTAGTGTGGTACATCGCTTACATGTCCTGTTTCGATCAAACGGTAGATGGTTACGAGGATATTGTAAACACGGCCTATTCCAAGGTCGAGGCCGGGATAAACAGTCTCGCGAGCGGGATCACGATTTTCGCTAAAAAGAACGATTTCGATGCCTTGGGAAACCGGGTTTCATCGGCCGAGGCGTCTATAAAAACTAACGCCTCGAACATAGAATTGAAAGTGTCGAAAAACGGGGTCGTGTCGGCAATTAACGCCTCGCCAGAATCCGTGAAAATATCCGCGAGCAAGATTGATCTCGTGGGGAAGGTCACGTTTGCCATGCTTGATAGTTCAACGCAAACGAAGGTAAACGGGAAACTGGACACGACCACGTTTAACACGTTCAAGGGAACGTTAAAAGGTTTGGCCTACAAGGATACCGTGTTGCAGGCGATGAAGGACGAGACGATCATCGAGGGAGGGTACATAAAGACGAGCCTGATAAGGACAGACTTGATATTATCTGCCGGGGCCCAGATCGGGAATTTCAAGATCGGGGCCGTTGGTGGCGCGAGTGGGAACTGGTTAACGGTGAGTGACGGTAGCATGGGGGTATCTCGTTCCCAGCTCTTTTTCAATAAAAGCGATCGCGTCGTGTACGTGGGTTCTCATCCCAGCGAGGGAACGGGAGGGCAACCCGTGCTTGGTTATTTCAATATCGGTCCTACAACACCAACGTTAAAGAGTATCGAAAAATGCGCGTTATACGCTGCATCCCCGCGGCATAGTAGTTACTTGATAAAATCTTATGCCTTGTACGCTGAAGTGGGAGACGTGAGAATCGTGGACGGGGGATTTGGGGGAAAAACTCAAGGTTTTAACTTGTCCGGGTCCTCTGCCGTGATAGATTGTAATTTTTTAATCGGGGCTCTATTCGCGGTGCAGAGCAACATGAAAATAACGATAAGGCCAGGATTTGAAGGTCAGATGATTAAACTATTAAATTACACGACGAGTAGTGTCACTATCGTTAAAAACACTGATGGAGCTTTTGTTTCCCGTATCCCGGGACAAAAATGTGGTTTATTCTATTTTGACGGGCAAAACTGGATGGGATTGATAATTGGAGATTTCTATATCACTTAATTTAATAAATAATGTAATGATGGTAATAAATTATTCTATTTTAGCAAGAAGCGAGGAACAGGTTCAAGGAATTAACGTTTCTCTATCAACAGAGTTCGAGGAAGGTGGCTTGCCCGCGAGCGTGACGTTCAACGCCTCCACTAATATCGTGGTTAACGGTCAGGATGTTTACATGAGCATGGGTGGGGACTACAACCTGGAATTTGGCCTTTTCTCGGGGCTTAGTAATTCCTCTTTCCCGGCAAGTTTTATCGTGGAACTAGAGAACAAGATCAAGGAGTTTTTTGACAGCATAAAAGCGAGCCGGGAATCATGAAATTTGAATTTGATATAAAGAAGGTCGATCTCGTCACGTTGGGCGGGGTCGATCTCCGGAAGACTTTCAAGGAAAAAATGAAAAAGAACTTCGAGCAATTCCTTGGCGAAACGATATACAACAGTACCCGTGACGTCGAGCTGGATGATAAATGCAAGGCTATTCACAGGGGAGAAAAAGTGGAGTTCAACGAGCGAGAAAAAGAGTTGTTCGAGCGGGCCGTGAAGGCGATCGAGTTTGAGCCGGGATTGATCGAGCGGAAGATCCTGAAACAGGTCATCAAAATCGATGATTAAGAATGAGGCGGGTTACCGTCACGGCCCCGCCTCGCCTTGGTTATAATCGTTATCAAGATGATAACGACACGAAAGTAATATAAATAATACAATATTGTAATATTTTGGAGTAATAATTTAAAGGAAGTACAAAATGATTATTGATTTTTTGACAACGGGAGATTTTTCCCTTATTCTCACGAGGGTGTACGTTATTTTAGCGATGTGGGCGATAATGTGTATCGCCGTTTGTGTTGACTTGTGGGCAGGTGTAAATAGTGCCAAGGCCCGGGGCGAGAAGGTTTATTCCGGGGGACTCCGGAGAACATTCGCTAAACTGGGAGACTACTGGCGTATACAGGTGATGGCCTTGATATTCGATTTGATAGGGAATTTCATCCCCTGGTACAGTCTACCTTACGTTTCGATGCTTGTGACGGCCGCAATCGTGTTAATCGAGGGCCGAAGTGTTTGGGAAAACGAGAGGGCAAAGAAGAGCCAGGTGGCGAAATTACCGGATGCAATTCGAGCTATTATTCAATGCGCTGACGCTAAAACGGCGGAACAATTACTAGAAAAATTGAAGGAGGTCACGGATGATAACAAGCAAGTATTTTAAAGAGGACGAGTTTAACCGTTGTTCTCCCTCTTGTTCGTTACAGGACATGAAACAAACAACTATTAGTAAGTTGGACACAGCCCGGGAAGTGGCGGGGATACCATTCGTGCTGACCTCGGCTTATCGTTCCCCGGAACATGACCGATCAAAGGGGCGATCCGGAACCGGGGCACACACGATAGGGCGAGCGATTGACATCCGGTGTAACACTTCCCGGAATCGTTTTCTTGTCGTGAACGCTTTATTGAAAGCTGGATTCAAGCGGATCGGCGTGGGAAAGACGTTTGTTCATGCTGATGATTCAGAAACGCATGATCAGGAAGTGATTTGGTTGTATTAAAACAGGAGTCATGAATAAGCTATTGTTTATCTTTTGCGTGATCGTGTTACTTTCTTGCGGTAGTAAAAAGGAATTTAGTAGGATTGATTCGGTAGAGAATAGTAAATCTACCGAACAACTTTACGCTGAACTCTACCGGGAAGCTCGCTTACTCGAATTTCTTGACATCAAGTACCGTCAGGTTGAAACGAGGGATTCGGCCGGAAACGTCCGGATTGAAACGAACATGGAGGTAAGCAAGAAGACAGAGGAAAACAATCAGGACACGACAAAAATTGCAAGTTTCTGGCAGGAGAACACGGAGAAGGTGGTGGATCATGACGAGGGGGAGGAACGATCTGGGGTGATGGTGTATTGGGTGTGGATTATCGGCTTTATCGCTATTATCGTGGTGGTGTTGATGGTTGGAATCTATATGTTAAAAAAACGCTAGGTTAAATTCTAACTTACGATCGTTTTCACGATCAAGACAATTAGACCAGAAAGTCACAAGTGTGTTGGTTTTTCCTATTTTTGCAATAAAAAAAGTTATGTGTGAGAATTTTGCAGACAATTCTGGTATTTCCAAACCAGAACATCGAAAGGATATTCCATTCGAGCTAGAAAAAAAACTACAAATACAACATGAATCATGTGGTTGGACTTTATACACCGAAAGAGCCCATGTTGAAAATATTTTTTAGTTTGAGTTTTAAGGTATATTCCTTGATCAATTTATCGGCTAAAGCATATTTTTCACTTTTGTTTTTACATTCCTTGAAACCTCGTTCTATTTTTTTAGGACGCATCTTCCCCGTGCGATGATCGCGCACGCTAAAATACACATACCACCCTTTGGGGGATTCAACTAATTTGGGTTTTGTCGCAATTTTTGTTTCCATTTTTCCTTGTTTTTTTAAGCCGTTCCAAAACCTAAAAAAAGCCCCGAAAAAACCGAAAACACTCTTTAAAATTTAAAGCATTGAATTTCAATGCTTTAGGTGGTGTTCGTGGAGAATATCGGAAACTCGTTTTTATGGTAATGGTTTGGTTATTAGTATATTATTTTGTTTCAGTTTTTTCTGTTTGCAATCTTTGTTTCAGTTTTATTCCTTTTGCTAATTGGGATTAATTGTTTTATAATTAATATTTTATCTTGTCCTTTCTGTTGATCTGATCTTTTGTATTTTTGTAATAAACTAAAAAATGAACTTATGAGATCGGTGTATGATTTTTCGTTAGCTGAATTGAAAAATTTGGATCAACAATCTTTCGAGTATTTGATAAGTCAAGGGAACAGGAGTCTTGATGAGTCGATAAAATCGTCTTCAACTCTTTCCCATCGAGCGTATACTGTAATGGCATTCGTGTTCGCATTTTTTTCATTTGCAATGGAATCCGTGATAAATTCAGCTTGTTTGACGATAAAGGTTATTTTTACTCTTGTTTTTGTTACTTCTTTAGTTTCCTTATTTCTATCAGCAAAACCGTATAAAATAAAATATGCTGGACGCATTCCCGCTCAAATAAATCTTGAAGGTTGTTTACGACGAGGGGGAATGTCTTCCTATCATTATTTGCTTGCGGCGGAACTCTCTGCAATGAGACAAGATATTGAATTTAATAGAGCCTCATTGGAAAAGCGGACACGGTTATTTGTATTCGGATTGCTCATGTTTTTTATTAGCTATATTGTTATAATTGTACTCTCGATGTTTGGGGTGTAGGATACTGGGGTGATCCTGTTCCGGGTTCTGGTGTTGGGCTAACGGGGATTTCGTCTTCGTAGCCTTTGATATTTTTATCTGATTTCATCTAATTATAGATAATGAATTGGACCATAATTATGAATTAACTCATCAAGAATTCGTTAAAAAAATTAAATAATCTAGAATCTTGAGTTAGAATTACATTGTATAGATCGATTAAAGCACTTGTGGGGTAGAATCGAGTATCAATATGGTTAGAATTTTCTCTACTTAATTCTAAAATTATATCCTTTTCATTGCTATCACTAACATATATTTGAAAAATACGATTTTTAAAATTTGTCGTATATACTCCATCTTTTGGGGGGGAGATAAGATTATTTGTGGCAATGCTTGCGTCTTGCAAGACTAAATTAGGATGTCTTTGCCACAGTATTTTTCTATTTATTGTATCTCTTAAAAGTTTTGTAATAACTTTAGATTCTTGTTCAATGAAGTTCATTATATTATATTTTTTAATTTTCGAAGTTGCTCTGTTGTATCAATAACTACAATTATTCTTCTGTATGCCTCATAGAGATCGTCATTGTTGGCATTGTGAATTAGTTTACGAATACATACGTATTTGTTGCGTGTCCTTTTTTCCTCTTCTTTCGTTAAAAAATCGCATTTATATAGAAATTTGAGTTGTTTAATTGCTTTTTTTGTAGGAATTGACCGTGGCGAATGAGATTTGAAAAAATCTAGTTTAGTCTTTAGTGAACTAAGGTGTAATCTTAATGTTTGTTTGTTTAGGTTTTTTATTTCATTGAGAAATAAGCTGTTGCGTGCCTTTAGTTCCTCTATTTCTCTTTCAGACAAATGTTTGAAGAGGATTTCTTTATTGGTTAAATTAACAGCCTTTTTCACCTTTGCTGTGAAAATGAATGTCAATATTGTAATTGAGAAGCCTGCGATGGAACATAAATTGCTGATATTGCCAAAGTCTGAGATGAATTCTAATATCATATTCACGCTATTTTCCATAGGATATTTGGGCTTGTTATATTTTTAGGGGTTAATGAATAAATTGTTTGTTTAGTAATATTTGTATTGTTTTTTTTCATTTTAGGCATTAAGTCTTTATATGAAAGTTGAACTTGTTTTATAATAATTGTTTTAAATGTTTTATTGTTTCTCTACTTCGAGAGGGTAAAGCGGCTAGGTCTTCGTCGTTATATTTTTCAATATACTCTATTATTCCTGTTGGATACACGTTATGGTGTTTCAAGAATGTTCGGAGTGAAGTGGGAAGTTTGGTGAATAGAATAAGAGATTTTATTTCGGATTCTAGTAATTTGTATGTGGTTTTATAGTATGCTGCGCTGTTGTAGCGGATACAAATATTGATATAGTTGAAGAAAATGGTTAAACGTCTGAATCTTAAATCTCTTTTTACCGACTGCGGATCATAAAAACCTTTTTCTTGCAGAAGGTCCCAGTGTTCTGGGCAAGAAGATGAAGTGTGTTCTTTAAATCCATTCGATAAAAGAATATCTATTAATTGTTGTGAAGCTTTATACATGGTATAGGTGTTTAATACTTGGGTTTCATTTTTCCGAAAATCCGGCGGCATCGGCATTCATTGCATTTCCTTCCTGGGGGACAATAGGCTCCTTTACTTTTGAAGCTAGATTCTCGATAGTTTTTTGTTGTGAAAGAATTGCTTCTGCTTGATTTTTTATCAAGTCAAAAACTTCTCTGCTAAGAGTAATGTTGTCTGATTTATCTTCGTTGTGTATTTTCGGGTTGTTTGGTAGTAACATTTCGCCTTCTCCTGTTAATATCCATGTTATATTTATTTCAGGATATTTAGATCAAATATTAGCTATTGTGTCGGATGTTAAGGCTGTATTTTTGGCTTTTCCTTTGAAATTAGCATAAGATGTATCTATTGTTGGGAAAAATTTTTCATAGCTAATATTGTAATATTTAGCTATATACATAACTCTCTCTTTTATATTGGTTGTTTTTTTATAATAAATTCACTATATTTGCAATACTGATTCGACAGCAAGTTAATGGAAACAGATAATAAAAACAATAGTAAAAAGTATGAAATTATGAAAGACAAAGACGAAATTTTAGAGGGTGATGCTTCGTTGGCGGAGATTCATGCTGACAGGGAGTTTGTGTCGGATATTATTCGACGGATGATACGTATACGTAATGAGGTTACAAATCACTTTGCTGAGCGTGGGGATTCTTTTAGATTTGATGGTAGGTTGACGTCGTTTAACACAAATATTGATGATACGATTTATCGCTTGAGCCGTATTGACGTTGAGTTGATGAAGATGGAGGTGAGTCATGAAAAATAAAGTGACAATTTTTGTGGGACCAGCTCGTTCCGGTAAATCAATCCTAATACATTCATATATTGACGTCTGGGGAGGATTAAAAAAGATAGCTTATTGTGGTTGTCATACTGGGTACAAGCCGAAGATGTTGGAGTATATGAAAGATCGAGAGGTCCTTATATTAGATGATTTGCGTAAACGTGATTTTTTCAAATTATTAGATGGTGTCTTGAATTATGGGATTGAGAATGTGAAGCCGATTTTTGTTTTGACGAACGATATGCCGAAGTATGAAAAATTGGCAAAGTATGATTTTGTACAAGTATTTGAGTTTACCCCGGCCAAATGCGTGTATCCGGGGGAATGCAGTATGGAACTTTGTGAGGTATTTTCTAACGTGAGAAGATCAATGGAATATGGAAAATAAAGATTTAGAAAAAATTAAAAAATGGCTCCCGAAAGGCTACGGGAAGAGAGTGCAGGAAATGACAGGAAAAAGTCTTGTTGTAATTTATAATGTGGTTAGTGGTAAGGCAAAAAATGAATCAATTTATAATGCTTTATTAAAGTTAGCTCTTGAGAATAAAGCAGAGGTTGAAAGAAGGAAATCATTATTATCAACGCTTTAAAAACAAATAATCCCGCTTATCGTCTGGACAACTTTCAGCGGGATTTAATCCTAAAGATTATGAGAACAAATGTAGACAATTTTAGAGAAGGTTCCAATATTCCGGCGGGGATATTTCGGGGGACAGAGGTTTTTGCTTGTGATAACGTGATCTACGCAATTCATGAGGGACAACGGATGCGGTTTGAAGAATTGCCTGGTAAGGAAAAGAGACAGTTCCTTGACGAGTATTTAATGGATAAGGAAGGACAACGTTTTATCCGGGATGCGTTTGGGATTGTGGGGTTTGAAAGTGGATTTAAAAAGTGGTTATTCTGTAAGTTCGGGAGCCTTGATGGTGATCCGGATATGGTGGATGGGAAGATAACCCCGGACGTGTATAATTCAGCGTGTGGGCGGACGGATTGCCCCGGACGGGGAAAGTTTTGTGGCGTGGGAGCGGGATTAAAGGGGTATGAGGTAGACACGTTGCGGGAAGTGATGGCGGGGAGGACAATGAATGAGGTTGCGGATCGTTTGTGTGTGTCTGTTGCAACGGTGAAAAGTCGGGTTGAAAAGATGAAAGAACGACACGCCGTGACGAATGTTGTTGCGCTGGCCGTGATGGCAACGGAATTAGGAATTTGATAGGTTGTGTTTAATTCGTTTCGGGGCAAGTCGTGAGATTTCCCCCGGTTATCAGGAGGAGCCGAGTGGATCGGTAAAATGTGAGAACCCGGGCTAGGCCGGAAATTTTGCTAACAGAAGCGGGTTCATGGGGGTTCGATTCCCTCCCTCCGGGCTAAGTTCCAAAACCTAAAAAGAAAAATTATGAGATATTGTAGTACCACTTTTCTGATAGATAATCGTGAGGGGCCTCCATCGAGGTTCCCCACAAAATTCAAAAGCCTATGGAAATAAGATTTGGTTGTATGGCTCCTCCTTTGTCACGACAATTACGGAAGTATGATATTGACAAAGAAAAGGTGAAAGAATTTCAAAGAGATAGCGATGCTATTTCTCGTTTATACATCCGGGGTGTTATCTGCGAGACTGTGAAGGGGCGAGCTTATCGGATGTTGTACAGGAAAATATGTGCTGAAATTAAAAGTCAGGAATAAAATGAACGGAATTAATTTGGATATAAATATTCTTCGCCAGAATCTCGCTTTTATCCGTGAAGAGATCACGAGGATAACGGAAGTTAAAAAACAGTTGGAAACTGGTCCTGATGCGCGATCTGATGATGCAGTTAAGATTCTCGGAATCTACGAGGAAATACTTTCAAATCTGAATTCTTTGTTGAGATACGAGTATGATGCAGAAATGGATGGATGATATGAGACAAGAGAGTGCAGATGATTTTATTCAAATGGCAAAAGATTTTGCCAAGGCGGAAAGAGAACTAGGTGTTCAAAAGTGGGTTTCTATCAGTATCGAACGTGTGGATAAGAACCGTAACAGGGAACAAATTTTCAGTTATGATTTGCCCCGTGAGGTTTATGAACGTTGGGAGTGGGTAGTAAATTGGAGACGGGCCAAGCTTGTTTGCAAGTACCCGAAAGATCATGTGAATTGCTATTTTAGTTTTTATGACAAGCGTTTGGGGAATAATCCAAAGTTTATTTCAGACTTGAAAACTTTGGCTTCTGCAAAAGCGCAAGTCACGAAAGTACAACGGAAAATTGATGAGTATATTGTTTATAACAAGGCGAATAATTTGTTTTTTGATGAAGATACCGATGAAGACTTGTTGAAAGCGAGAGAGAAACTCGCGATCAAGATGGCTAACGTGCAAGCGGCAGAAGACCGATTAAAACAAAAAATAAAACAGGTAAAGGAGAAAACGGTATGAATAAAGATCGAAGAAAAAGATTGGAAGATTTATCAGAGCAGATTGATATAATCAAAAATGAACTAGAGGAGATTCGGGATGAAGAACAAGAGGCACGTGATAATCTACCCGATAATTTACAGGAAAGCTCGAAAGCCGAGCGCATGGATGAAATTATTCAAGCGATCGAGGAATCTATGGAATATTTGGAACAAGCCTGTGATGGTATTCAAGAGGCAATCCAGGGTTAATAGTTGTAACTGCAAAAACACGATATGTATAAAAGAAAATATACAACCGTTTTATATATAGGGATAGAGCAATACATTGCTTTTGTCCGAACGTTACGTCATCATCCTGATTATGAATTTGTAAGTATAAAAATGACTTACGCGCTATGTAAAGATGGTATATATCGTCATTTCGGGTCATTCCAGGTCATGATAAGATTTAGATCATATCCGAGTAATCAGGGAGAGTACATGTTCTATTTCGGTAGAATATTTCAAATGGAATTGGATAAAATGAAGTTGATTAATTATTAGACAAGTATGAAAACATTTAAAGAAATATACGAGGAAATCGTTAAAAACAACGGTTGTAACACGGGCGAGACATTCGCCAAATCCATGTTCGAGGCTGGTCAAAAGTCCGGTATTAACGAGTACTTGAAAGGAATAACAAGTTGGGAGGATTGCTTTCAATTGGCTCAGTTCCTTTTAATAAAAATGACAAGAGAAGGTATTGATATGAACGCATCAGAATTGGTTCTATCCGTTGAGATGAATCATGAAAACTCGAGATATAAATCCCGGATGGCGATCCAGTACACCAGGGAAGGCGAAACGTCCCTGGAAGAAAAAGCCTATGAATTAGCCGACAAAATATTACAAGAAGATTCAAGTAATCAAAATACCCGGGAAAAATTGAAAAAAGCGATCCTAGCCGGGTATAATTTACATCACGAGGATTTCGATGATTAACCTGCCCCGAGAAATCATGATATATCGTTAAACATGAAAATATTTTGTCCGTTGGCGAGTGATTTTTATTCTCGAATTTAGGAGTTCCGGTTCATTTTTAGTCAATCGGGGATAACAGAAACAATTGTAACAATGTAACTATGTATGTTGAAGAACAAGCGATATTAGATGCAACAAACGGGGGATTAGATATTATCTTGTATTATTACCCGCAAGCCCGGAAAGCGTTGGAAACACGGGAAAAAAGGTTTAAAATTCGGGATGAACGAACTCCATCAGCGTCATTGAAACAAGTGGAGGATGGTAATTGGCTGGTAACAGATTTCGGGGATGATCAGGTTCCCAGGAATGCAATCCGTGTATGCATGAAGGAGGAGGGGAAAACGTTCCGGGAGGCTATCGTGATCCTGGCGGGACGGTATGGAATTGGGGGTATCAAGTCAGAAGTGAATAAACCGGAACTCGAAATTCGGGATGCACTTCCGGATGAATCAGAAGGAAGTTACGAGTTTGACGTGAAAACGGAAATATCTAAAGAGGAATTGGCGGTTCTTGGTCCCAAGGTTACAAGTGAGGTTTGTAAAAAATACAACGTGTATTCGCTTAATAGTTTTACCTACGTGAAGAACCGGAAAGCCACGATCACGAAAACGACATCGACGTACCCGATATTCCTTTTTGATCATGGCGAGTGGAAAAAATTGTATCAACCGTTGAATCCCGAAAAGCAATACAGGTTCCGGTATATTGGGAATAAGCCGAAGGATTTTATTAACGGGTTGGCACAATTGAGAAAGGCGTACGAGGACTCTAGGACTGCACAATTGAAAAGGCAGGAAGAGGATGACAAACCGAAAGACATCGAGAAAATCGAGGAGGCGATAATTTGTTCCGGGGATAGGGATTCGTTGAACGTGGCCGGGTTCGGTTATTACCCGCTGTGGCTTAATTCGGAAACGGCGGCACTTTCCGAGGGACAATATAAAGAGATCATGGCTTGCGTGAAGACGTTGTATATCCTTCCGGATATTGATTCCACGGGGATTCGTGCGTCATTGCGTTTGGGAATGAAGTTTTTGGATATTCGTTTTATTTGGCTCCCGGATTCGCTGGCAACCTTTAAGGATAACCGGGGAAAGCCTCGAAAAGATTTACGGGATTACGTGGAGTTGTACCCTTCTATTTCGGATTTTAAAAAACTCGTGAACGTGGCCATGCCGTTGCAGTTTTGGGATATGGTGACGAGAGAGGAAGGGATAAAGTATTATTTGAATGACGAACACGCTCTATTTTTCCTTCACGCTAACGGGTTCGGGAAAATAGAATACAAGAACACGAAAGGGGAGACTATTTTTGTCCGGGTGAGAGACAACATGGTAAAAGAAGTACAGGCGGAAGAAATAAAGGATTTCACGTTGAATTTTTTGAAGGATCGTTACTTGCCTATCCCTCTCCGGAACGTGGTGCGTAAACCGAACCAGTTATCGGAAGCGACTTTGAAGGGGTTGCCAAAATTAAATATAGATTTCACTGATTTTGATCAGTTCTCCCAGTATTTGTTTTTCCGGAATAAAACGATCCTGGTAACAGGAAGCGAGATTCGGGAATTACGTCCGGGGGACTCGAACCGTTTCGCCTGGGAGGAAAAAGTGATCCAGCGTAATTTCAAAATATTGCCGGATCAATTCAAGATCACACGAAACGAGGATACGGGGCTGTACGATATAGAAATATTTAATTACGATTCAAAGTTCTTTTGTTACTTGATCAACGCGAGTAGGGTACATTGGCAAACTGAATTGGAAGGACGGTTGGATTGTAAAGATGAAGAGTTCAAGAGGAAATATATAGCGGATCATCGGTTCTCAATCGACGGGGAATTATTAAACGAGGAGGAGATTCAAGAACAAAAAGAACACTTGATCAATAAAATGTTTTCGATCGGGTATTTATTGCACCAGTACAAGAATAAGGCGAGACCGTGGGCGGTGTACGCTATTGATAATAAAATATCGGCTGATGGAGAGAGTCACGGGCGATCCGGGAAATCGTTCTGTTATTCCTCGTTAAACCTGTTCAAAAAGTCTGTCACGTTACCGGGACGAAATCCCGAGATCACGAAGAACCCGCACATTTACGACCGGGTGACGGAATACACCGACATCGTTTTGGTGGATGATGCTGATCAGTATTTACCCTTTGAATTTTTCTATGACACGATAACGGGGGTTATGACCGTGAATCCTAAGAATAACAAGTCTTACGAGATTCCATTCACGAAATCCCCGAAATTCTGTTTCACTTCAAATTTCCCTTTACGGAATTCGGATGATTCAACGGAAGCACGGGTATTATACACGGTATTCTCTGACTATTATCACGAGAAGACGGAACGAAATAATTACAGGCAGACACGGAAGATCGCGGATGATTTCGGGAAGAATTTGTTTGATGATTATAATGATGACGAGTGGAACGCTGATTTGAATTTTTTTGCCCAGTGCTTGCGGTTTTACTTGTCGATCCCCTCCCCCCGGAAAATAAATCCTCCCATGAAAAATGTAACCATGCGGAAAATGTTATCGGAAATGGGAGCGGCGTTTAAAGATTGGGCGGAGGTTTATTTTGACGTGACAGGTAATAACGTGAACACGCAAATCGTGAGGGAAGAGGCTTTGGATGATTTCACGAAAGCGACCAAGACACAAAAATGGACGACCAACAAGTTCACGAAAGCATTGAAGGCGTTCTGTGTTTATAACAATTACGTGTTTAACCCGAAAGCCTTACAAAATTCGCAGGGGCGAATCGTGCGGAAGGATAAGGATAACGTGGCCAAGGACATGATCTATATTCAGACAAAACCGATTGATCCCGTTGAGCTGGCGGATAAAGGGAGTATAACCGAGGAAGAAAAACCGTTTTAATGGATAACCCAGATAATACATACAAGGAAAAAGTGTATGATTTCTTGTACCGGATGCCAGTGGGGAAGGAGTATTTAATTGATAACCTCTGTAAAGCTGGCACAAGGGAGAAATTCGTGGAGATCGTGAAGGAATTTATGATTGCCACGTTGTCACGTTATTCATACGGGATAGAGTTTTCGGGTGATTACAAGAAGATACGGAAAAGTGATATTACGGGATTACCGGACTTGTTGAAAAAGAAATGACCTGATGAATATTGACCATTTGCATGTAGTTTTGAAACTATTCCAGGGGCGTATTGGTAACAATGCGCCCCTTCCTTTTACACCTGGGCGGCGGGGTGTTATTCCATTTTCCCCTTTCCCCCTTCTAAAAGAACCAGAAAAAAATGTAACTCTGTATTATCACGCTGAATGTTCAATAAATCAAATGATTAATGGTTACATTTAATTTGTAACTTGGTTACAAGGTTACAAAATGAAAATGTAACCAATTCATTAAATACAAGGTTACATTTTTGGCTCGTTACATGGTTACAAAAATATTTCGATAATTTGTAATGTGTAAAATGTTGATATAGTGTCGTTTATTGCGGATTTGTTGGCACTGTTACGTGGTTACAAAATTTTCCGGTAAAACTTGAAGTTATAAAGATGCGTGTAGAGGCGATATTCTTAGGATGGAGAAATGATATTCTCCACGTTTTACTTTTTATTTTGGTAGGAAATGCTTAAATTAGGATTGAAATTCAGATGATTATGAGTAAAGGTTCTATTTTGACAATTAGTTTGAAACCGCACCTAGCTGATTTTTGTCGGCATGAGATGCGGCAGGATAAGGAGGGGAATATTATTCTTTCCCGCAAAAGTGATATTGGTAAGCATATCTATTCAATGGTGATGACCTCGGATATGCCCGTGAAGGGGCTACCGTGTACCGATCCGGTTAGTTTTATTATCCCGGTCACAGGGGCCAACCAGTACATCATCAAGTATCGTTTTATCTATGTATCAAGATGGGGAGAGGAAAAAATTCAAGATTACATAGAGGCCGAGTTCAACCTTCGGATGAGATTATTGTTCGAGGCGGGATACCGGAAAAAGTTTTCACAGAAAGAGATTGTCGAGTCCATTTTACAGGCTTATAATATCAAAAATACAGCGTTAAATTACGAGGCGGTGAAGAAATCTGACTACCGGATGAACCGAAAAAATCGAAAAATTATATTTGAGGACTTGCAAAAGTCTGTTATGTAGGTGTTTATAAGAAATTTAAGTGTAAATGTTTAAAAGTGGTGCATTTACATTCATAATAACGAATGGTATGGTTGTACAACAAGTTGTAAAGATAGAATACTCGCTACTTCAATGGATTAACCGGGGAAGGGCGGGAGATGTTTTCGTGGAAGTTGAATTTTTACCGGGGAAAGATTGGCAACCGTTCCCTTTTACCCCGGGAACGGGACAATTGACCGAGAAGGCGGCACGTTCCGAGGCGGGAGTTTCTTACAAGACAGAGGTGAAATGTAACGTGACAATGGATAATCCAAGTATGCTTTCTGGATTTTCAACTCTTGAACACGCTGATGTCGTGATCCGGGTAATGTATAATTCGGGAGAGTGGAAAGTGATCGGTATCCCGGGGAACCCGGTGAAAACGTCGGCAGAGTTGGAAGTGGCTAAAAGTGGATTGTTCAAGGTTAGTTTTCAATGTGATTCTATTTATCGTACTCGTTTCTTGAAGGCTTAAAGTCCTTTAAATATTTCGTGTATGCATCTATCTTTCGTAAAAAAGAAAGATGTATCCATATTTAATATCACAGATTTTAAAGGGGGTATGGTTCCTGCGTCCGGAAGATGCCATCGCCGGACACGTGATTGTCAATAATATATTGACGGGAGTTTATCGTGATGAAAAATTTGCCAAAACTCTTTCCGAGATAACGCCGATACAACAATTATCCCACGAAGGTGAAAGCTCGTATGATAAATCCCCGAAAGGGAGTACGGCGATTATTTCGGTAAAGGGTACGATGATAAAATACGGAACCTTTTGTTCATACGGTGCGGATGAGATTGCCATGCAGATCGAGGAGGCAGCTCTACACGAGAATATTTCTTCTATCGTTTTGGATATAGATTCGGGTGGAGGGGCGTGTAACGCTGTTTCCCCGTTATGCAAGGCAATTGTTACCGCGAAGGCAAAGGGGAAACCTGTTGTTGCCTCCTGTGATGTTGCGGCTAGTGCGGCTTACTGGATCGCTTGTAATTGTGACCGGATCGTGGCGGATAATGACGTGAGTTCGGCGTTCGGATCAATTGGCGTGATGTGTAGTTTTTCAGACTTGAAACCATTCTACGAGAAGATGGGTGTGAAATTTCACGAGATTTACGCTGACCAGAGCGAGAATAAAAACGAAGCGTTTCGCCTTGCGTTGGAGGGAGACTACACGAAAATTCGTCAGGAGAGCTTGAACCCGATGGCTCTCCGGTTCCAGGAGGAAGTGAAAGAGAAACGGAAATGTTTAAAACTGGATACTCCGGGGATTCTTTCGGGAAAAATGTTTTATGCCCGTGAAGCTGTTGCCGTGGGGTTGATTGACGAGATCGGGACTCTGGGACGTGCCGTCGAGGTGGCGAAGGAATTGGAAGAGATGAATCTTATTAATAAATACATTAATTCGTGATATATGTTTGACAAACTGTTAGCGGCGGTAATGAGCCGATTGGGGATTACGTCTTTCGAGAAGAAAGACGGGAAATACGCTTTGACCGAGGAACAGAGAAAGACCTTGGTTAAAATGTATAACGAGGATTTCGTGAATAAGTTTGAGAAGGACTTATCCGGGATGAGTGATGATCATGGCCTAGGGAATGCTCTGGATTACAAGAATAAGTTAGAGTCGTTGCAGGCTGAATATGACGCGTTCAAGCGAAATGCGGAGGAAAAAGAGCGTAATTTGACCGAACTTGTGGACACGTTGTCTGAGTATCCGGAGCAGGATAAAAAGATGGAGAAAACTCAAGCGAGTGATCGGGGTAATTTTAAATTGAACATGGATTTTCTGCATAATAAAGTGTTGGAAAACTTCGTGAACGGGGATGGTTTGATGGTGAACGCTGCCGATACGATCGTGACGGATGAGTTGAGAGAGGAGTTTGGGAAGTACGTCGCTAACGTGAAGTACGACATTATCACGTTGTTGTTCGGTAAATTGCAGGCAACGCAGTACATGACAACCAAAATGACGGAAAAAACGGTTTGGCGGGCGATCCAGTCGCACATTAGCGATTTGATGCAGAAATTCACCCCGTACTGGACTCCTTCCGGTCAATCCAAGTTTACCCCGATCGAGATTCCAAATCACAAACACAAGATCAACGTGCCGATCAAGCCCGCGGAGATCATGGAGGACGTGATCGGTTATCTTTATGATGAAGGTTTGCAACCGAAGGATATGCCTATCGTGAAGTATATTATCGAGGTGTTATTGAAACCGAAAATTGAAGAGGAACGTGACGAGCAAATAGCCGTGGGCGTGTACGATGAGAACAAAAATTCCGGAAAGAAAGACGGGGATGCGGGAGACGTGTTCGGTTCGATTGATGGGTATATTACCGTGTTGAAGAGAATCCACGCGGATGAGTCGTTGAACATGATTCGTCTATTGAAAGATGTGGTGTTGACCCGTGAGAATATTTACGATAAGTTTGACGAGATTTACCGGGAGATTCCGAAAAAGTACCGCACGAAATCGCTTCCTATTTTCATTGATCCGGATTTATTGAATCTCTACGAGCTTGCTCGTGACGATAAGTTCCCGACTTCAAAGAACGAGGACGAGAAAAAGAAACGTTTGCAACACACGAATTTCACGTTTATCCCGCTGGATGGAATGGTTGGAACGGGTTGTTTCTTTATCACCCCGAAAGAGAATTTCATTCACTTGTTGTCTAAAAACAAGGGAGCGACGAAGATTTGGTTGCAGGGTGAAAACTACGATGTCAAGATTTTTGCTGAATGGTGGGAGGCTGTTGGATTTGCCATTGCAGAGTTGTTGTTTGGTTACGTTCCTCCTGTTGAATCCGGTTCTGATTCAGAAACGGGATCAGGTTCTGGCTCAGAAGAGGGACAAACGGTTTAACTTCTAAAATAGTAATTTTATGGTAGGATATTCTCCGGTTAGTGTACCGAAAAAAAGTAATGGTGGGCGCACCAAACCGAAAAAGGCGAAATTGATCCTTTTCCGGTTGAATGATGTTAAAACATTCCCGACTCCGGATGAGAAAGGGGTATTGATTAAAGAAAATTTAGTCCTCAAAACGGGGGCGAAGGCGTTTTTCCTTGAAACGACAGCTTCCACGATCAGCGTGGGGCAGACTTCCGAGGGCGATCCGGACAACAAGGGATTCAAACAGAAGATCGAGTTTAGCCGTCCCGGATCGGATGACGTGGAATTCGAGGAGTTCATGGAAAACAACGTGAACGAGGATTTGTGTTGTATTATTGAATACCAGTTATCCGGTAAAAAGAAATTAGCTGGGTATCCCGGTAATCCTTTACAGCTAACGACTGAAAGTACGGATAACAACGAGGGGGACGTGAATAAGGTCACCTTGGAGTCCGTGCTTCGTGGGTCTCGAATTTACTTCTACGAGGGGGAAATGCCCGTGATTGATGGTGTTGACGAACCGACAGGATCGGGTGGCTCTGAATCCGTGTAGATTTGAATTTTTGTTTATGTTTTCCCGTGGCTCCGGTCACGGGATTTTTTTCTTTATTTTCTTTGTTCAGTGAACAAAAATAATTATATTTGTATCATTAACCACTGGGCGACCCCCAGTATAAAAATCAAGTTTATGTTCTTTAAAATTCTGAAGTTTGCCGAAACCCACAAGGATGGGTTCACGGTCGAGTTGGAAAATTTATCTCCCGTTACCGAGGGGATAGCAGTAGCCTACGCTGAAACTCAAAATTGTCATGATGATGATGGTTTGAGAAAATGCCTGGAACACGCTTGGAACCATGGACGGGTAATCGGGGGATGGTTGGATTACGAATCCGGGGTTTTTTACTACGATTCGGTGAAAATTTTTCCCGATGATGAATTGGAAAAAGCGATCGAGTTCGGTAGACAAAATGGTCAGTTAGCGATATTCTGGCTGACCAAACAGCAGGAAATCCGGCTGTGAATTAGAACAGGGGGGTGAAATTCCCCCCATTTAAAAAATTAATGATATGAAAGGAATAGAATTATTACCATTTTTGACGGAAAAACAAAAAGAATTGTTGAAAACGTCTGATATGCAATACAAGAGATACGCTCGTATCTTCATTAGTATTGTGGGATTTGATAATAACACGGTAACTGTAAAAGTTGCCCAGAAGGAGAATGATGCACAAAAATATTTATCGGCAAAAGAATTACGTGATAGAGTAAAGGGAGTTTTCGATGGGATATTGCCGGAAGGGATGAAATTACACGTTGGGGCGGTTCCCTATACCCAGGATAATATGCCAGATGTAACCGTGGAATGGGTGAAGGAGCAACAAGCTAAATTCGGGTTGACAGATTCTGATTTGGCTAAAAGCGTGAATATAGATAACGCGAACTTGGCCCGTATTTTTAATCAACGGGGATTGACAAAGATTCATAAAGCGTTATTCTATTATTTTTTCCGGGCCTATGGGTTACAGGGGGCGATGTCGTAGATGAATGTCGCTTGACTGGATGAAAAATATTAAATGGATACTGAATCAAGTGCGGTATTCTTTTTAATTCAGAACTTTTTTGTACACGCTTGAAGTCCTCGGAGGTGATCCGGGGATTTTTTTTGTATGATATTTGGATTTTTTTTATGGTGTTTGTAGGTTTGAATTATTATTTGTGTTTAAGATAAGAAGTGTATCAGATAGATTTTATGAATAAATCTTTATTAGAATGTTATAAATAATTCTCATTTATGGATATGATTGAAATTTTCGTAGCAATTGCAAATGTATTATTATCCGTGGTGGCAATTATAATTGCTATTAGGTCTTCTCGCAAGACTTCGCAAGATGCGACACGCCAGATCGAAAGTATTAAACAATTGGCGACAATTCAAATTGAAACGACACTTAGACAAATCGAGGTTGAAATTCAAAAGAATATACTTCTAGCGCGACAAGCTCGTGAAGAATGGCAAAAAATTAGAGATGCGAAGAACTCTCAGTTGGGACCAGGTTTTATAGATCATATGAAACGAGAAATTATGGAAGAAAGACCTCAAGAGCAAGAAAAGTTTTATAATGCATGTATTCGAAGTTTGAATGAAAGCAGTGGTAAAATAACTGAGCTTAAAGAAAAATTGAAATAGTTTTTTTGTTTTGGAATTGGGCGGTACTGGTGACGGTGCCGCTTTCTTTGTCCTTTAAGTGCAATTGCAAATGTATCAATTTTAAGATTATGAATTACTTAAAATTGGATGTATGGCAAAGAAAGCTACAACAACGAAAGAGAATCCGGTGGAGGAAAAATCTATTGGTATTACCCCGGAGATGGAAGAATTAAAAAAACAAGTGGAGAATTTGAAGTCCGTGAATGCAAAGTTGACGGAATCAATAAAAGAGTGGAAGGATAAATACGAGGAATTACTTGCAGAGGAACCGGAGTTCACTCCTGAGCCTTACTTGGTCGTGATCCCGTTCAAGGCAGGCGAGGCACAAGGAAATGAATTAATGCTGGCCATGCGGGGGTGGATGAAACATTTTAAAGAACAATTTAGAATCGTGGTTGTGGGTGACGTGGGAGATTTGGAATTGCCGGGTTTGGAAGGCGATTGTTTGGAGATCATGGTGATCCCTCATGAGTGCAAAACGGAAAATCCACCGCTCGATATTGTTTCGAAATTATTGTCTGTCGTGGAAGAATGTCCGGAGGTTGAAAATATCATCCTCACGAACGATGATATTTACCCGGTAAATGATTTTGATGTTACCGAGGTGAAGATGTTGAAGGCTGATGGCTTGTTGACTTCGAATAAAAAATGCGGGGAGTTGTACGCTTTGAACAGGGGCAAAACTTTGAAAATGTTGCAGGAAAAGAAATTGCCCGTGTTTGATTACGGTACTCACTTGCCCATGTTTTTCGAGGTGGAAAAACTTTTAGACGTGATCGAGAAGTATGATTTGAAGAAAGAAGCGATGTTGCTTAGTTCGTTGTATTTTAATACCGTGTTCCCTGGTAGAATCCCGATGATGCTTGATATGTCAAGGGATCATCTCAAGGTGATCGTGGGACGCAAGAACGCAAACTTGAGACTTTTGCGGGAATATATACCTAAGAAAGTGTTTGTTAATAATTCGGTTTCCGGGTGGAGCGAGGATTTGGAAAAGATCATTTCTGAATTTGTATGAAAGAGGAAATCGTTGCGTGGTTGAAAAGTGGGTGCAATCTCGGAAAGGGGGTTGCACTCTACTTGCAATACGGGGATAATGCACGTTTTAAAAAGATGTTGCGCCTCGATCCTGGAAAAAACTTTTTAAAATTAAAGTTGTTGCTTTGCCGTTTAGCCGGGTTGGAGGAAACGAATTATTCCGGGGTGATCCGGGAGATGGAACGAGATCGGTTCCGGGAGATGTATTCTTTTTTGTCAGACCGGGATTGCCCGAACGAGCTCAAAATATTGGCGGCAGATAAGATTACAACGTACTGGCGGATCGTTGAGTTACATGAGAAGATATTTCGCTGTGGTTCCGTGGAAGATTGTTTGGCCGTGTCTTTCGAGTTGGTAAACACGTTCATAGAGGATTATCGCATTAAGCAGGAGTTGGACTATTACAAGAATCATCACGGGGTTCTGGGTAAACACCGGATATTCGAATCACAAAGCCGTGTTGATAAAATGCGGAAAATGTCCGTGAAAGAGTTAATCCGGAAGGAAAAACAATTGCGGGACAACATTTGGCGTGTTAAATCAGAGATCGCGAAGGGGGATAAACCGTATTTATTGCATGATCGGGAGCAACGTTTGAAAGAAAGGGAAAAGGAGTTGGAACTCGTAACCCGGATGTTGGATGAATAGTTTGTTTTCTCTCTCGGAATTGGGTAATCGTGAAGTGGAACATGGTAAGGGGCGGGATGTCGGTAAAAGCCGGGTTGTGAAGTTTGAAAAGATACATTCCGCGAAGATAGAGAACATTAAAAATCTCTGCGGATAATTGCCCGCTCCCGGTGAAATCGTGTTCCTGTGGACGTGTAATAGCTTTAACGCTTTCACTTTTATTCCTTACGTGATCAAGTATTCCGGGATGATAGAAGAGTTGTGTATAAGTACCTATTCGATTAATACCCGGATCGTGGAGTCTTTGACAAAATGGTACGATAAAGGAAACGTGAGATCAATATTGCTTTACGTGTCGGAAAGTTTACGGTTCCGGATGCCTGCCGTGGTGGATTTGTTGGAAGCGAAGGCGAGAGATCGGGAAATCTCGATCGTGTACGCTTGGAATCACTCGAAGGTGCAATTGATCAAAAGTAATGGGAATTATTTCGTGGTGGAGGGTTCGGGTAATTTCTCGGAAAATGCCGCTAATGAACAATATATTTTTTTGAATAATGAGTATGTCTACAAATTTAGGAAAGGATGTTTTGACACTTCCCGATGATAAATACGAGGAGTTGGAACGATTGTCCGCTTTGGGGTATTCCGAGGCGGATATGGCGATGTATTTTGATGTGCCGGGGGATGATTTTTCAAGGGCGGCACTCGATCCGGAAAGCAAGATAAATTATCACATCCGGCGTGGGGTGTTAATGAGTGGGGCGTTGGAACAAATGGGATTGCTTTCTGATGCGGAAAAAGGAAACGTTCAGGCGATACAAATGCTGTACAAGGTACGTTACAGGCGGCAGTTCGAGGTGGCGAAACGGGAAATACTGTATAATCTTGATATTGACGAAAAAGTATTTCAACGGTTGGAAAATTATATTGAATCCGGGTCACTGGGTAACTTGAAACCGGATGAAGCCATCTATATCGAGTTGCTCACGATGATGAACGCCATGCGTCGGAAATACGGTAGAGCGAAAACAATAAAATTCTTCTGTAAGCCTCCGTTTTCGTTTTCCTACGCCCAATCGAGGGATATGTTCGAGCAGGCGATAAATTTGTTTTACGTGGATTCAAAAGTTGAGAAAAAGGCCCTTCGAAACTTGAAAGCGGAACAATTGGAGGAGGCCGCTGAAATGGTGCGGGAGATGGCAACGAAACCGGAAGATTTCGAGGTGTACGGGAAGTTGATGAAATTGTCCGCGGAAATCCGTCAACTGAATTTACCCGATCCCCCGGAAATGCCTAAAGGAACATTTGATCGTCCTTACAAGGTTTACACGCTTGATCCGGCGTTGATCGGTATAAATAAACCGGATCGTAACGAGCTGGCCCGGCAGATAGATTCGATTGTCGGGGCAACGGAAGCCGAGAAAGAGAAAGCGAAACGGGATGCCGGGATTGTTGATGTTATACCTTTTGATGAGATGTTAGATGAGTACGAAGAAGAAATTAAATCTGAAAAGCAATAAAGTTGCTTTAATGTTTTCGAACTGGCTCGCCCAGCTCGTGGCGTTGATCAAGCCTCGTAACCTGTTCCTCGTGATCGGTCGAGGTGGTGGAAAGACAAATGATTTCCTGACAGAACGGTTGATGGATATGGTGTACGATATGCCGGGGGCCCCGGTGGCTCTCGTGTCGGATACCTACATGAACTTGCAAAAGAATATATTGCACGTGATCCTTGACGGGTTGGAACGTAAAGGATGGATGGAAGGGGTTCATTACGTGATCGAGAAGGAACCGCCAGAGGTGACGGAAGAAATGCTAAAAGCGTGCCCTGAAGAATTTAGGGAACACTTGTGGAAGCCTTATAACCGGATTCTCTCGTACAAGCACAAAATTATATTCTTTACCGGGTTTAATATCACGTTGGTTAGTCTGGATCGCCCTTCAGCCGCCGCGGGTAATTCTTACGTGCATATCATCGGGGACGAGGTGAAATTTTTCCCGGAGGCAAAAATTGCGAAACTGACGAAGGCTCTCCGGGGATATTACGTGAAGTACGGGAATAGCGTTTATTACCGGGGGCAGACGTTTACAACGGATATGCCGAACATTAATAATGTCGGGGAATACGATTGGATTTTGAAACAAGCCTCCCGGATGAAAAAGGAGAGCATCATGAATATTTTGAAAGTGGCTTTCGTGATGAACGAGGTGACGGAGGAATTGATCGTGGCGAAGGAGGGTGGTGATCCGGTGGAGATAAAGAATAAACAACGGCTTTATGATCGTTGGAAACAACGTTATGACGCGGTACGTTTGAAATCCACGTTCTTTTATATCGCCTCTTCTTATATTAACGCTGATATTTTACGGCCGGAGTATTTCGAGGATGAATTTGAAGGTAATTTGGAAGACGTGTTGACCGCTATATTATCCACGAAACCGAGGTTGGCGGCGGGAAACAAGTTTTATGCAGCCGTGACTTCGATGAACTTCTACGGGGATGGAACGTCTTCCAAGTACGCGGCAGAGTTTGGGATTCGTGACGAGGAAGATTGTCGGATATTGAAGTACTTGCGGAAAGATGAACCGATCGAGATCGGGGTTGATTTCGGGAACATGATTTCTATCTCGATAGGACAGGAACAGGGGAAGGATTACAGGGTTCTTAAAACATTATACACGTTACCCCCGGAATGGATTCGTGAGGCCGCGGATAAATTCTTGCGTTATTTTACTTATCACGATTGTAAGAAAGTTTCGATGTTCTATGATCGTGCGGGGAATCAATACGAGAAGGTGAAACAGGATTTGGCGGGTAAGTTGAAACAGGCTATCGAGAAGGATAGAAACGGGAAGAGGACGGGATGGACGGTGACGCTGGAATCAAGGAATCAGGGAACGATTTATACCTGGGATGAGTATGATTTCATGATGGAATTATTCTCCGGCAAGAATCCGAATTTACCTAACGTGTTAATTGATATGTACCATGCCAAGCCGTTGAAATGCTCGTTGGAGATAACTCCGACCAAGATCGTTGAATTTAAAGGTAAGAAGAGGATCAGCAAGGATAAACGTTCGGAGAAACTCCCCGCTCATCGTTTGCCTTATGAATCAACTAACTTCTCGGATTCATTTAAATATTTAATGATGAGAAAGAAGTGGGTTAAGCATACCAAGGTGAAGTCTAGTAATGTATCGTTGAGTGCGGGGTGATCCTGCACTCTTTTCCTTGAGGTGTCAAAGTAAAAGATGGTTAGATTTTTTTGAAAGTTAGCTGTAAAGTTTAAGCGGTTGCCCGCGGCGGGGTGCGAGGTGCAAAACGGTGTTTTCAAATATGTTGTCATATATCATGGGGTAGGTAAGGATTTGCAATCGTGAATCAAGAAGGGGGCGGTCGGGGTTCAATCGGTTCAGAATTTCCGTGAAAAACGGAAATTTGAGCCTAATGTTTTGATTATTAGCGTGTAATTTGTAATGATTCTAAAAAAAGACCTCGAAAGATGGCCTGTAAAGAATAAATATTGGCTTTTTGAGGTTTGAAGATAAAAAATAATTTTACTCGGTTACACGTGTTATTTTAAACGTGTATTCGTGTGATTGTGTGTAAGTAGCTGTTTAATATAGTGTTACTGTTTTGAAAGGTCTTGTTTTGTAGTGGAAAAGTTTGTAACTTTATGGTACAGAAAGAGAAAAAGAAGTGATCAACCCGCCAGTCGATCACTTCGTAACTCAAAGATGAATGTTTAACCCCAAATCTTTAAGTCATGAACAAAAATACAACAATTATCGAGAGAAGAAAAGAATTAATCGAAGTTTCTAAAATGGCAAAGGCTATGAGAGCCGCGGAAGAAATAGACGGAACGATTAATTACGTGTTATTGAATTATATATATATAACTGAAAACGCTAACGAGTTCAAAACATTCGAGGAGTGGCAAAAGGAAGGGTTTGGTGTGCGTAAAGGGGCGAAAGCGTTCGTGGCGTGGGGAAAGCCGAGAGAGAAAAAAACGGATCGTGGGGACGTGGTAAAATATTACCCGATCACTTATTTGTTTTCGGATTTACAGGTTTACAAGAGAAAAAGAGAAATAGGAGTTAAGGAGGCGGGGATCAAGTATGAGAATTTTGTTGGTGAAATAAAAGTTTCTTATAAACGACATTCAAGCCCAGTTAGAACACGGGTAAACGGTGCAAGTCAAGTTAACGAGGTATTGAGAGAGGTTTGGAATGATGATCTTGATTACAGGGAATCGTTTTACGTGTTGGCAATGAATAATCAGTGTGATATACTGGGATACGCGGAACTTTTTAAAGGTGGTGTGTCTTCCACGATTGTAGATGAAAGGATGGTGTTTCAGTTACTTTTGAACGTGAACGCGACGGGGTTTATCGTGGCGCATAATCATCCGAGCGGTACACTTCGTCCGAGTAATCCCGATCGAGAATTGACAAAAAAACTTTCGGCTTGTGGTAAGCTGTTTAATATAGGACTTATGGATCATTTAATACTGGCGGGAGATTCTTATTATTCTTTCGCGGAAAACGGGGAAATTTAAGCCGTTAAAATCTTCTTTTCGTGAGGCTCTTCTTCCTAAAACGGGGGGAAGGGCTTTTTGTATGAGGCTACTTTTTATTATTCCGAAGCCATAACAAAAAGTAGCAAAAACTAGGCTTCCCCCACGCTTTGAGCCGTTGGAAATGGATTTTTTTGTCCTTTATCCCGTGATATTCACGGGGTATTTTTATATCATGAAATTGTATGAAGCCATAAAAAAGATGCGCCAGTTGACGGCGGAAGGGAAGTCTTTCTCGATGGCCTTCATGAGCCTGAATATGTCGGAGATGAAATCCGAGGGGGTCGTGGAGGTCGATAACGCCCGTTTACGTAAGAAAGCGGATGCAAAAAACTATCGAAATGCTGATTTCTTGATTCCTTACATGGATTTGGATAAAGGGGAAGCCAGGCAATTTTATCTCCCTCTTTTGATGATGTTTAACGGTGAAAAAATTACGATACGATGAAAAACGTGAAGATAAACAGGGTAGGCAATACCCGGTTCGTGAACATTCCGGGGGTTGGAGTGGGAATGTATTCAGGAATGGTCGGAACCTTCTCTGCCGGGAATCTCTCGAAAACTTGGGAGGTTGAACCGGAGATCGTTTCGGGGAAAGAGGTGGTGCCTTACGGGGTGGATAATAATCTCCCTTCTTTTGTCCGGGATATGTTGGATGAAAATAATTTGGCTCCCGGTATCCTGGAACGAGAAAAGGGGTTGTTGTACGGTCAAGGACCGGAACTTTACAAGAAAGTTTACGAGAACGGGGAGGTGATCCGGGAGTGGGGACGTGATGCTAAGATATGGGAATGGTTGGAATCGTGGGATTATCTCCGCTATATAGAGATGGCGATTACCGAGTACAAGTATTTGCACGGTTATTTCGTGAAACATTTCCCGACACGGGGGAAAAGAATCGGTAAGGAGGCCAAAATTGCTCGTTTGGAGGTGATCCCTGGTGTAAATGCACGTTTGGGGTGGGTGGATAGTAGGAAACTAGAAGACGTGAGGGAAATATACGTGGGGGATTTTGAAAATAATTGTATATCGGGGATTGCAACGTACCCGGTGTATGATAAGAATGATCCGTTTCGAACTGTTTCGATTTCATATCACAATAGTTATTCCTATGCCCGGTCTTTGTATTCCATTCCTTCGTTTTGGGGTTCTCGTAACTGGATCATGCGTTCGTCAGACGTTCCACAGGTGTTGAAGTATATCACGGAAAATTCGATAAACGTGGCGTTTCATATTGAATCCCCGGCCGAGTATTGGGATATACAAAAGGATAAGATCGAGCAACGATGTACCCGGATCGGGATCGAGTATAATGATGAGATGTTGGAAGAGCATAAAGATGAAGTGCTGCGTTCGTTAGCAAATGCCTTGTCAGGAAAGAAAAATGTGGGAAAGTTCTTTCACACTATATCTCTGAAAGATGATGAAGGGAAAATTTGGGAATGGAAGATTACCCCGATTGATCAGAAGATAAAAGATTTTATCGAGGCCCAGATACGGGTAAGCGAGAAGGCGGATAGTGCTACCACTTCGGGGATTGGATTACACCCGGCATTATCAAATATCATGGTGGATGGTAAATTATCATCGGGTTCAGAAATGCTGTACGCCTTGAAATTGTACCTGGCATCAGACACCACGATCCCGGAGGAAATTATTTTGCAGGCATTGAATGAAACGATTCGTTTAAACTTCCCCGGTACCCCGTGGAGGGTTGGTTTCTACCATAAGATCGTACTCCGGGAGGAAGATGTTGCACCAAAAGATAGAGTAAAACAGAACGTGTGATGAAGATATTATTTGAAAATATAGAGGAATTTCGGGCGTGTGTACCTTGGTTGTATGCCACGGCCAAATTAGATTCGTTCATGTTGGATATAGAACTGGCAACGGAGGATTTGATCGAGGTGTTGGGAGAGAAAATTTATGATCGAGTGTTGAAGGCGTATAATGACGGGGAACAACAAGAGTTTGACGTGGAATTGATTCGTCGTTTCCAGCTCCCGATAGCATTGAACGCTTATTTGTCATGGTCACGGAATCAAGATGTTTCTCATGAAGAGGACGGGCGTAAGGTGAAAATTGACAAGGAATCGGAGAGTCTGCCGTGGCAATGGATGTTAGATCGAGATGACGCGGGTATCAGGGATAAGGCCGGGAAAGCGGTTGATCGCTTGATCGCTTTCCTGGATAAAAATGTCGAGTCCATCGTGGAGTGGAAGGAATCGGATCAGCGTAAGGATATGAGATCGTTATTCGTGAGTAACGCTACCGAGTTTGATAACGTGATCCCGATAGATAGGAGTCGTTATTTCTTTTTGCGGGTGTTACCGTTTGTTCGTTCCGTGGATCGGGATATGGTAAAATATATCGGGAAGGAACGTTACGATGCAATAAAGGATTCGATGCGAACGGGTACGCCTTCCGGGGAACAGGAACAGGTGATCGAGTTGTGCCGGGAAGTGGTTCCTCATTTGGTTATGGCGAAAGCCGTGCGTCGCTTTTCCGTGAAAGTGTTACCGGATTCCGTGGTTACTCGTTTTGATTCGGAACGGCAGACAAGAGACGCGAGTTTGCCAGCTTCACGGGATTTAATCGGGATCATGGAAAATGTTTATACCGGGGATGCTCAACGGGGGATCGTGGAATTACAAGATTATATAAAAGAGATCACCCCGGGGAATGGAACTGCGTACGTGAGAAAGAAAACGGACTATAATCAAGAAAAATTTTTCACGGTATGAACGTGATCGAGATTTCGGAAATCGGGAAGAAAGTTTCTTATCCTTCTTGTTGGGAGGAGTTGAACCGGGAACAATTATTGTTTATTATCCGGCAGGGATTACGTTTGATTGCGGGAGAAACGAGCGTGTTGGAGTTTAAAGTGTTGGTGTTTTATCATCTTGCCGGGATCAAGCGAGGAAGGAAACATAACAGGCGAGACAAATTCTTGACGAGGGAAGAGTATGAACAGAAGTACGGGAATGTCGTGTTAGCGGCCGAAACCGTGTCGTTCATGTTTGCCGAGATGGATGGCGAGCTGGTATTCAATTTTGATTGCGTGACTAATTTATTGCCTACCGTTCGAATCGGGCGGGAGGTTTTTCATGGTCCGGACACGGCATTGTTTAATATTACTTTCGGGGAATACCAGGTGGCGGATGATTATTATCGTAAATACATGGAAAGCAAAGATGAAAGTGATTTGAATGCTTTATGCGCGGTATTATATCGTCCCGCTCGATCGGGGGTTGAATCGGGTGATATTCGGGAAGAGTTTAACCCCCACGTTTGTTTGAAACGAGCGGGGAAATTTCGAAAATTGAGTTTTGAGGAGCGATTCGTGATCTTATCGTGGTTCTCGGCCTGTGATCATTACTTTAAATCAGGTGAGATTGAAATTGACGGGCGTTTGATTTCGTTGGCACCTTTGTTTAAACAGGCGAGTGATTCGGGAGAGGAAGATAATTCCGAGGGATTGGGATTGACGGGAATATTGCTTGGGATCGCTGAAAACGGGGTGTTTGGAACGGTTGAAGAGGTGAAACGGACAAACTTGTATTCGGTTTTGTTGCGTTTGTATTTATGGTATTTGGATAATAAACGTTTAGAAAAGATGTACGCTAATGGTAAATCTAAGTGAATATAAAGATTATTGTACTGATCTATTGAAGTTGATCGGGGCTGATGAACTCGTGATGGTGGTACAGGAGGAGCATTTGAAAAAGAGGTTAAGAGACGAGACGGGAGTGATCATGGTGGCGGTCTACCCGACAATCGGTAGCACGGGAAACGAGGATAACATGGGAGATAATAACACGATTCTTTTGTTCGTGTTGGAATATGCCGGGAAAACTTCCGTGTCACGGGATAACGAGTTCGAGAGTTATGAACGTTTACAAGGGTTGGCCGGGAAAATCCGGGATAAATTAATCAAGGATTCGGATGCGGGGCATAATTTGTTACGAAATCTTGACCGGGCTTCCATCGAGATTGAACCGGAGTGGAATATTGCCGGGGCGTATAACGGTTGGTCGATAGCGTTTAGTTTTGAGAATTAGAGCGGGATTTTTCCCGCTTTTTTATTGTTTAGTTTTGGAAATGTTAAGTAATGTTTGTAGGTTAGGGCGTTTGTTTATAAAAGGAGAAAGTATGTTATTGGTATTAATGTTTGAGTTCGCTCTTTTGGTCGGAGTGTTAGTTTGGGCTCTATCGGCCCAATCCTCGTTAGATTGGAAAAATACTACCCACAGGGCTGGAGATTTTTCCAGAAAACAGGAGGCTTGACCTTGCTTTCCCGTCAAATCCCGGAATTACCTTTGCGTCCAGAACGGAAATGACTGCCTGATGCGGTTCATTGAAAGGTGCGAAAATGGAGGTAAACGGAAGTAGAGGCAGATTAGACTGAAAAATCTCAAAGGGAAAATCCGTAAAAAGAAATCCACAACAGAAAGAAAAAAAGACATAGACGGCAGAGTGAAACCGGGCAAATCACTAGCAAGGAAGTATGGTTTTATCTGTTCATCCAGACGTGTCCGGGCGGGCGGATAAAATCATTCTTCCCGGTTTGTCTGCCGTGTGTGACGGTGTGTTCCATTTATGGATCGGGCGGTCATACACGGCTTTCCGCTTCCGGTTCAAAAGAACAGCAAAAAAGAAAAATCATCTGAAAAACTGTAAAAGCACCTCTTTGGCATAAGCACAAAAGAAATGGGTCTTGCATCATCAGTCTAAACTGTTGTTTAGGCGTGAGGCAAAGCCCTTTTCTTCGCTTATGCGGTAGTCGGCACACGTTCGTTCAAAATCCTTTCGGCGATGGTGTGCGACGGATAAAATCGCTTTAACAGAAAATCTTGTTTATGTGTTGTATGGAAATCATTTATATCGAATTCTCGTCAATTACAAAATTTATGTTGAATGATGAAATAATGAAAAGAATTTTGTAATTTTGCATTGTTGCTTGAATTATAGAGGCTTGAGTATTCTCTTTTCAGACACATTCAATGAAACACTATAAATTAAATATACGCAATAAATGGAAAAAATAATATCATCAATCCCTGTCTACAATTTGTTGACAAATTTAATTCCAGGCACAGTGCTAGCTGCCCTACTAAAATTTTGCGTGGAAGGTTGCGATATATTCTCTCTTACCAATAATATATGGATACTTGCCGTTATCCTCTATATTCTTGGTATAATAAACTCTCGGATAAGTTCTTTAGTCTTTGAGCCTCTAATTAGAATGTTTAAAATTGTGAAGTGTGCGTCACATAAAGATTTTACGGATGCTGAATTGAAAGATACATCTGGAAAACTTACTCAGTTAAGTCGAATGAACAATGAATACAGAAGCTATATATCTGTATTTTCTATAGTTCTTGTTATCAAGTTAAGTTTCCTTTTCTCAAGTGCTAAGAATTTTATAACAGATAATATCTGTTGGATTATATTAAGTTTAGGTGTACTGTTATTCCTTTGTGCCTATAGGAAGCAAGTATCTTATATTACATCACGTATATCTCGATTAAACAACCAATAATATATTATATGCCGAATTACGAAGTTCATTATCTTAGTGTTTCAGATGCTGATGCAATCATAATACGATATGAAGATAGCGGGAACCAATATGTCGTATTAATTGATGCCGGAAATGTCAGCGATTCAGACAATATCAAAAACTATATTTGGAATCACTGGAAAACTTATACTATAGATTTAGCAATATGTACTCACCCAGACTCTGATCATAAAGGAGGATTTTTTGGATTATTGAATGATAGAGATGTAAGCATTAAGGAATTTTGGCTTAATACGCCAGAGGATGTAATTAGTGAAGATGAATATAATAGATTATATCTTAAACGAAATAGGTTGTCTCATTGTCGCGAATGCTATGCTCATCCAACAGATACGGATTCACTTAACCTCATAAATTTAGCTGTATCTAACAAATGCAAAGTATATGGTGCATATTGTGGCAAAATACATTCACACATACCGATCTCAGTTGTAGGTCCAAGTTTGAATTTCTATCATCCTCTTGCGATAGAAATACTCAAGAACAATAAAAGGAGAAAAGATGAGGATAATACAATATACGAAGATATAGATTATTTTTCATCCATTCAAGCCAAATCGTCGATTGATGACGAGCCTGATGATAGTTCGCCAACTAATGCTGGTAGCATAATTCTTTTATTTGAACCGATTAGAGATTGTAAATTCTTATTACTTGGCGATGCAAATCGAGCTGCTATCACGGATGCAATTTCTAATAATGCGAACTTGTCAGGCTGTAGGATAAAAGTTCCACATCATGGAAGTAAACATAATCTGAACTCGTTGTTGATTGATAAATTGGCTCCATGCTGTGCGATTATTTCCGCAAAAGGCTCTCGTAAACATCCCAGCAAAGGAATTGTTTATTGCCTCAGTAATCATTGCAATGTCTATTCGACTCATAAGAGTGGAACTCTAACTCATACATCTTATCCTATTACTAACCCCGCAACTCCATTAAAGGAAAAACAATAAGGTTCGATGTCGAATTTCAGTTATCGAATATGTATAATAAAAAGTGTTGTTATTGAAGTTTGTTTGATTGAATCTGTTTTGGCAATGATAAGACCACAACCTTATTTGTCTGCTACAGAAGACGACTTGTTCGATTTGTGGTTCGGGCGGTCGTATACGGCTTTTTGCTTCCGGTTCAAAGGGACTGCGAAAAAAGATAAATCACTTGAAAAACCGTAAAAGCACCTAGACCCTGATTATAAGGTTATAGAAGGAGTCGAGAAATGAAAGATTAATTATTTGTCTGAGAATAACTTGCTTACTATGTTAGGAATAAAAGAAAGTGTTCGAGAATATTTATAAATGGAGTTTTTGACTCCATTTTTTGTTTTATCAAAAATTGTTTCCATCTTTGTAACGTTCAAACTATTCAAGAAGGTGGGAGATAGACCGCCCTCAATCCGTGGAGCGGATTTTTTATATCTATCAGAAAAGTGAATATTGAGATATAGGCGTGTACCCCCGTCTATATGCTATAATGGCATATAGGACCCTTCTTGAGAGTTTGAACAACGGGAAGGACACGCCGTTTTTCGTGCCTAGAATGTTCAAAAATCAAGAATTATGAGTAAGAAAATTAAGACTTCTAAAGTCGCAAGTTTGTCAAACGAGATTCAAATGGACAAACAATTTGTGGAGAACCTTATGCGTCGGATCGCACGGATACGGTTGGAATTGAAAAATCATTTCGAGAAGGGTAAAACGACAAGCGAGAGCGAGATTCTGGATAACGAAGTTGCCTCGTGTGATAATTGGCTAATTGAATCGTATTATGGCTTAAACGGTATTCATGCCACGTTGATAGAAATGGAGGTTCGTCATGGGTAAAAATCGAGATATTTGTTTGGGATGTTACAAGACGCTAGGAATAGAAGCGGACGATAACAGGGAGTATTACGAGATCGAGATAGACGGGAATTTGACTTGCGAAGAGTTTAGTATCGGTGAGTTGGCGGTGTTGCGAGAGTTGATCGAGCGAGCGATGGAGGAGAAAGAATGGATGGAGAGAAGGGGGGGCGAGTCATGAATGATTACTTGGTGACGTATAAATTTATCGGGTTGACCAGGGAGGAACTGGATAAATTGATTGATGAGATATTTGAAGAGATGGGGATTGTTCCGCTTCGGGTGGAAAAGGTGGAGGAATAGTTGTATATTAGCGGCAACAATATTAAAACGGAGAGGTTATGGAAGGTGTATTATCTATCGTGCTGATGGTGGCGGCGATTGCATCCTTGGTTTTTGCGGTGGTGATGGCTGTACGTTCCGGCCGGGGTGGAGAGGTGGACGAGGAAAAGATGGAGCGGCGATTCGAGATCGTGTGCGGGGTGATCGTGTTGGGAGTGATTGGTGCGGTAGCGTGGTGGTTGGAGTTGGGGGGAATTGTGTTGGTGTTGTTGACCGTGTTGTTGCTGAAGGGGGGACTCGTGCAGGTGTTAATGAGGATGTGGTGGTGGTTGATCGTGTTGGGGATGGTGGGGTTGTTGATCGCGCTGGTTTAAGTGAAAATAATAATTAGAATTTGCATGAGCGGGGAGTGATCCCCGCTTTTTTTGTCCTTTAGTTACGGGTGTTTCTCTTGTAACTTGCTTTCATGGATAGGATTGTAGAACAAAAATTTGTCGAGAAGGTTCTTCAACATCAAGGTAATAGGCTGTTGAAAAATCAAGGACGTGCGCTTTACGTGAAAGCTCGTTTCCGATCCGGGAGATTGGAAAAGGCACGTTCTGTTTCCGTGTCGGGAGGTGATGATTTGAGTGGAGAGTTGGTATTTAGACACATGGATTATGAACGTTTCCTAGATATGAAACGAGTGATTCAAATGAAGAATGGTAGAACTCGCCGAAGGACTGGATATAAAATTCATAATCGGTTTGTTTATGGGCATTTCTTGGCGATCGCTAAACAGTTAAGCGTCGGTTTTACGGAGAGTGTGAGAGATAAAATTAGGGCAGAACTAAAGGCAGAATAATGGGTAAAAAGATTGTTGACGAGGATATGCGCCTGAACATTAAGATTAATGGGAACGAGGCGAAAAATGAACTTTTCGAGTTGGAAGAGAAGGTTCGTGATCTGAGGGCTGAGAATGATAAACTGGAAAAATCCATTGATAAATACGGGAAGCAGATCGAGCGAAACGAAAAACAGGTGGCGAAATACACGAAGACGTTGGAGAAGGAGAGAGAAAACGTGGAAAGGCAGGAGAAAACGTATGCTTCGGCTCGTTCCAGCATAACGGCCATGTATGCTACCTATAAAAAATTAGATCAAGCGGGAAAAGAATCCAAGTATGGGCAACGATTACTTGAGGATATTCGAAAGCAGGAAGAGATTATTCGTAGAAGTGGAGAGGCCGGGAGAAAGTCCGTGTTAGCCGTGGAAAATTTGGAAAAGAGTTTGAAGAGGCTGGAAGCGGAAAACACGAAATTGATTAAAAGACGCGAGGAGGATACCGCAACACTGAAAAGGAACAAGGTAGAATTAGAGGCAAATAGCGGGAAGGTAGAGAAGTTACGTAAGAATTTGGATATAACAACTCTTTCGATCGAGGAATTGAACCGGGAGATAACGAAAACCGGGGCTTTGTTCCGGAGGACAGACCCGAATGATCCCAAGTGGAAGGAATATCAAAAAACTTTGGTTTCACTGCGAAAAAGACATAGTGAACTGAGTGCCCAAGCCCAAGCGACTCACGGTTTTTTGTGTCGTGTCGCTGATGGGGTGAATAAGTATTGGAATCTGGTGGTGTCTGGAATGGCTTCGTTTACCGGAATTATCTTCGGGATCAAATCGGCGATAAACAAGTATGTTGAATTTACGGACGTTATCGCTGATGTGCAGAAAACAACGAATTTGGCGAAAGAGGAGGTGATCGAGTTGAACGAGGAATTAAAGAAGTATGACACACGTTCGGCACAGGATGAATTAATGGGGTTAGCCCGAATCGGTGGAAAATTAGGTATAGAGGGAAGGGATAATATTCTGGGTTTTGTTCGGGCGGCAGATAAGATCAACGTGGCACTGAAGGAAGATTTGGGAGGGGACACCGAGGAAGCGATCCGGCAAGTGGGGAAGATCGTGGATATTTTCAAGGTGAATGATCAGTTCGGGATAGAGGCGGGAATGTTGAAAGTTGGTTCCGTTATTAACGAGTTGGGGATGGCTAGTACGGCCAACGAGGGATATATTGTTGAATTCACGAAACGGGTGGCGGGAATTGCTCCTATCACGAACGTACAGGTTCCGGCCGTGATGGGATTGGCGGCAACATTAGATAAATTCGGTCAGACCTCGGAGGTGTCTAGTACCGTTTATTCGCAGGTGATGACGCAAATGTTTAAGAAAACAGGAACGTACGCGAAAATTGCGGGAATGGAAATAAAGGAGTTTTCCGGGTTGTTACATAGAGATGCGAATGAGGCCTTTTTGCGTGTCATGGAGGGGTTGAGGGGTAACGAGGGAGAGATTGAAAAAATGATCGCCAGTATGGGAGATATGGGGATGGAAGGGAAACGGGCTGTTGGCGTGTTGGGGGTTTTGGCTAATAATACAGAGGTTTTGCGTGCGCAACAAAGATTGGCGAACGAGGCTTTTGACGAGGGTATTTCTTTGACAAACGAGTTCGAGGTTAAAAATAGTAACCTGGCGGCACAAAGGGCGAAAGCTAAAAAGGATTTGGACGAGAGGATCAAGCAACTGGGAGAAAAGTTATATCCCTTGATGACTCACGGTATGAGTTTGATAAAGTTGACCGTGAGTACCTTAGAAGTGTTGGTTGATTTGATCACGAAACATGGAGGAAAATTATTATGGTTGACGGGGGTTCTCGGTACCTATTGGGCGGTACAAAAGAGTGTTATTGCCTGGCGGAAGATTGAAGAGGCGTTAATCACGAAGGCAATCGCTTTGGGAATGGCTGAGGCGAACGGGGTGAAAGTTATGACGGCGGCAAAGGTGGTATTTGTGGGGGCGGTGAAAAAGGCCACGGTGGCGATGAAGGCGTTTTTGCTTTCTTTGGTAACGAATCCTGTCGGAATAATCACGTTATCAATATTGAGTTTAGGTACCGCTTTTTACAAGGCTTATCAAATTATTGATGAAACGACCGGGGGGATTCGTCGTTCGTTGAAACGAGTACAAGAGGCGCAACGTGAATTTGCTCGGGAGTCGACGATGGAGCAAATGGCTATTGATAGGTTGTTTGGAAAGCTGGATGCGCTAACGAAGGGTACGAGCGAGTATCAGAAGGTGAAGGATGAGATATTGAGCAAGTACGGGCAGTATTTGAATGGATTGAGTGCAGAGATTCAAGCGTTGGATGACGTGAAAGGGGCTTACGAGGCTATATCAACGGCCGCTAAACAGGCGGCGAGGGATAGGGCAATTGATACCGCAACCACGAAAGCAACGGAGGCTTACGTGGAGGTAGAAGTTGAGAACCTAGAAAAAATCCGGGAGGCATTGCAAAAGACTTTTGATCCACGAGAGGCTGCGAGATATTTCGAACAGATTAAGGCCGCGATGCAGGAAGGGGGAACGATCCCGGAAGATTTGCAACAATTGATAGATGAAACGTTCACGACAGAACACGTGTTGTTCATGGATAAGTTTACATCACATATATATAAGACAAACCCGGTTCAAGAAGCGATAAATGCTATTCGTGCTGGAAAAACAACTTTGCAAAGGGAAATTGATTCCGTGAACGAGTTACTTGCAAATGTTGGGGGTCGTAAAAATAATGTCGATCCTTTAGGGCTTGAAAGTGATATGGAGGTTATTGATTACGTTTCGCCAAAGGGTGGTAATACGAGTTCTATTGAAAATCAGATGATCGCTTTAAAAGATAGATATGCTCAAAGGTTGATCACGCAAGAAGAATATGAAAATAAACTTGACGCGTTGGAATTGGCTCATCTTGAATATCGTTTGAAAAACGAGGATATGAACGAGGAGAAGCGAGTTGAGTTAAGACAGAAGATAGCCGATAAAAAATTGGAGATAGCCGAGAAAGCTAGAAGGAAAGAGGAACGAGTGGATACGATCATCGAGGCTAAAAGTGATCCGGTGTTGAAAGAGGAAAACGCTTATCGGAAAAGGTTGGAGGAGGCTGGGTTGTTCGGGAAAAAACGGGAAGATTTGACGGAAAAACAATTGCAGGCGTTGGAAATCTTGGAACGAGAGCATGAGTCTAACAAGGATAAAATTTTGAAGGATGCCCGGAAAAAACAAACGGAGGAGTACATGAAGGGAATAGATGAACGGATCAAGAACCTTCAACTGGGGCAGAGTATGGAGGTCATGGAGTTGCAAATGGTTCAAAGTGCAGAATTGGAAGGTTTTTCCGGGTCATTATTTCAACGTCAGGAACTTTTAAAGGAGCATCAACGTCAAGAATTAGCGTTGTCGGAAACTCATGCGGGGGAAATGATGGCTTTACTCGGGGAGATATTTGGAGAGATCGAGGGGAAAGAGGGAGATTCGGGGGAAATGGTGTTGACCGAGCAACAGAAAAATGAGTTGAAGAAACGATTGGCCGAGGTTGGTTTGTCTCTCTCGAAATTGAAAATATCACGGGAGGAACTGGATAAGAAGAAACAGACGGATTTTGATGTTCTAGGTATGAACGCTTCGAAATGGGAAGAGTTCTTCAATAATTTGAGACAGGGGAAAGCGGGAATCGAGGAAATAGAATTTGCCGTGGGAGCGTTGGGAAATGCCTGGTCTGCCTACATGAAATTACGAGCTGCGCAGACGCAAAAGGAACTTAAACAATACGAGCAAAAAACGAAGAAAGAGAAAGCCGAGTTGGATAAACAACTGGATTCCGGACAGATTTCACAGGAACAATATAACGCTCGGGTATCGCAGTTGGATGCGGATTTAGATGCAAAAAAAGAGAAGTTGGAGAAAGAGCAACGTGAGAGGGAGAGAACGCAGGCAATATTCTCGACAACGGTAAGTACGGCCGTGGCCGTGGCGAAAGCTTGGGAGTTGGGGCCGATCCTTGGCCCGATTCTGGCGGCCTTGGCCGCCGCTATGGGTGTCGTGCAGATTGCAACGATTAAGGCGGCGCAGTACGCGACGGGGAAGTATCCAGTGATCGGGGAGGATGATGGACGAAGATATGAAGCTAATTACGTGGGGAATCGTATCCAAACCGGGGTATATGATCAACCGACGTTAGGCTTGTTCTCGGAGAAGGAGCCGGAAATGGTGGTTGATGGAAACACGACCCGGAAATTAATATTGAATTATCCACGGGTGTACAGGAGCATTATTGATATATCACGGGGACGAGTTCCCCAGTTTGCCGGGGGACGGTACCCGACAGATAGTTCTATGATTTCATCGGGTACTTTTGATGTGGGAGGCAGTGATCCGGCGATGAACCGATTATTGGAGAAGAATATCGAGATGATGAATCGGTTGATGAACATGGAGTTCTCGATCCCGATGTACGGGAATAACGGTTTAGTTAAGAAGATAAAAAAGGCACAGGATTATGAACGAGGCACTAAAACTGGAAGAGGATGAGCTTGCAAGTAAAAATTAATTCAAAGGCGGTACGGTTGCCGGAAGGTTTTGAACTGGCGATTAATTTGAAAAATAACTTACTGGATGGAGATCGTGAAGATGCGACATACCCGATGGAAGTTAATTTGGCATCGAATAGACAGGTTTTCGGGTTCGTGGATCGTACTCACATGGATATGACGGAAAAGTTACAAGCAGGAGTGAGTTTTGGTCCGTATCAGTTATTGAACGGGCAATGCGTGTTGACAGATGTCGGGGATGGCAACGTGGAGTTTTACATTTCAACAGAGAAAAACTCTTTTTGGGGGAAAGCGAGGGATAGGATGCTGGATGAGTCATGTTGGGGGCAATTCACGTACAGTCCGGGTAATAGAACGAATACATTGGAACAATTTTACAAGAGTTTGAAAGAACGGATGGATTACGTGGTTTGCCCTGTTCGAGATTCATATATAAAGAATTCGTTGGATACGGAAGTGGATTTTTATAATTACTTGGAACCGGGAGAGGAATATTTTAGTTCGAGTTACCAGATAAAGCCGATCTATTTTACTCCTTTTTTGAGGGTGACAGTGGTTGTAAAAAGGGTTTTGGAGGGTATGGGATACACGATAGGAGTGGATGAATTTTCCAGTGATGAAAATTTGAAAGATTTGTTGATTATCTGTCGAAGGAACCCGATAGACGTGAACCGGGGATCGGAGGTCGCGGATAAATATCGATACGGGGAACATTTACCACGTATTTCTGTTTATGATTTCTTACGTGAGATTGAGAATAAATTCGGGTATAATTTTATCGTGGATGAAACCGCGAAGAATGTAGATATTCGTCGGTTAAATCTTTCGTTGGAAAAAGAGGTGAAGGTGTTGGACGGTGTGGCTAAACACTTCCTTTCAGATGAAGATAGAGTAACGGGAATTATTTACAAGGATGCGAGTAGTAATGACGAATTGGTGAAGTCGCTCGAATATTTCCTAAGTTATGTTTTTGGAGAGGAAGAAGATGCGGAAACGGTGGAATGTATTTCAACGATCGTGGGGGTTGCATCGGACGTGAAGACATTCGTGAGGCCGAATGTTAAACCTGATTACAAGTATGAATATCGTTTTGCGGCATTTCAAGAGGAGTTTGGGGATGGGTATGAACGTGTGGAGCAGGTTTCAAAAGAATTGCGATTTTCTATTTACCGGGGTATGATCAAGTCGGTACCAGTGGATGGATCGGGAAGGTCTTACGAGTTTTATTATCCCGTGGCAAGCCCTATCGCCGAGTCCGATGGGAATGGAACATTCTCGCTATTGTGGAATGGGGTTGATGACGGCCTAAGCGAGTACGTGAAAGAACGAGCGTTGTTATTAATCGGGGCGGAACAACATCACGAATTTTACGTTTGTCCTGATATTAAAAATTTAGACAACTTGCAAGATTTTTTTTCATGTGTTCTGGTCATCCGGAATAGGAGATATATGTGTTACGAACAGGAAATAGTGTTGAATGGGAACTCGATTGTTTCGCATTTAGTACGGTGTTATCCTCTTTAAATTGTCCTTTATAAAATCGGGGTGTTGAGTAGCTTAGAGGTAAAATTAAAGCGATGAAAATAATTCAACAACCTGATATTTTAAGTTTTGCCGGGAACGTGAATGATTTCGTGATAGAAGATGTTGCGAAGTCTCTCGTGTTTAAATTGAGCGTGGATGGAATGGTAATCGTGGATGAAGTTTACGTGGCGGAAGGGGGTGAGGTGCGAGTATCGATGAAAGATATTGTGGATTGTTTTTTATCAATATCGATTCCACGGGCTGATTCAGATTATATTATTCAATCTTTAGCGGTAAAAAAATTCAAGGCCGAGATCGAGGATTCCGTGATAGAGTTTACCGTGGTGAAAGGGGGAATATCAAACGTGGCAGAGAGTTCCGCCGTGTTCTTAAAAACACAATGGTTGACATTGCAGCCTCAGGAGAAAAGAATCGTGATGCATCAGCCAGAATACCTGTCGTATTATGCGGTGGTAACAGGTTCCGTAAAAATGACTGTTTATTTTGCTGATGGATCAGCGAATGAAACGTTGTTAGCTTTGGAGGCGGGGAATCTATACACGGTAGATGTTTCTTACTTGAAAATATCAAGTAAATTTGAACGGGCAGTCGGATGTTATGATGTTTGGATTGAAAATGAGTCTGGACAGAGGTTGACCTACGTGCAGCGTTATATACTGAGTACTTCAAATTCGGCGGCGAACGTGTACTTGTTTGAAAATACTTTAGGTGGGATTGATTCGGTCGTTTTTTCCGGAGACTTCACGGAGAAGATTCAGACAGAAGGAACAGTAACGACGGTATTGGAGGAGTCAACTGATAGCGATATTGATTTGAATTTTTCTTGCGAGCAAAATACGGGTTTCATTCCTTCAATTGATTATGCTAGATGGTTACGAGGCTTTTTCGTGTCAAAACAACGTTATCATGTTTCCGGGGCTTTGAGGCGGATATATTTGCGTGAGTCGGAGAATGGTTTTACAAAAAACTCGTTGAACGATTTCACGTTTGAATTTTTTTATTCGAAACAAACAAAATATGATGTTGTTACTCGTAACAGGGATGATTTACCTCTTTTATTAGAGTTCCCGGAGGTGGACTCTATCCCTTTTCTCGCCCCGCGATTGGCTGAGTTCCCGATCGCGGTAGTTGCGGATGATTTGATGCTTCCGGTTCAGTATGCGTTTGAAAACGCTTGGCGGCGGATTTCGATCGCTGCAATTACTCAAGCGGTTTCAGAGGGGGCGATTGATAAGATTGATCTGTCATCGTACTGGAAAAAAACAGAGTTAGTGAGGGATGGGTTGTATCTGAAATTTTTGGATAAATATATTAGAGCGAAGTTTGCGGATGATTCTACCTTGTGGGATGGTAATGCTTTCGATGATTATCTGGATCAAGCAGTCAAGCGGGATTCGGACGTTCAATTCCGTTCTTTTAAAAGTGCTAGTTTCAAGGCGGGTCCTCTCGGTGCCGGGGTCGGGATGGTGAACGATGACGAGTTCCAGACGGATAAACTTCTTGTCCGGAAAATCATGTTCGTCCTTGAAATGATGGTCCAGCGCATGAGGTTCCAGCTCGGTCAGAGCATGTTAACCCCGGGAGGAGGTTTCAAGATTACCCGGGTGGAAGTTCACGACACTTTTTACCGTTTGTTCTTTAATAACGACGGGGGACGTATCCCGAACTATTTCGTGACCAATGACCAGGGACGTGTCCAGAATCACGACGGGGGAGACCAGAAATACTTCTGGGGCCTCGTTATCGCCACGGGGAATGATTATATCGACCTTTCCCGGGAGGACAAGGATGGTGACGGGGTTCCTGCCGTTGGAGATGAAGTGGTACAACTCGGGAACCGGGATAACCCGGATCGTCAAGACGCCTTGATGCTTACCGCCGTTAACGGGGAGGTGGGGATGATCACTTATTTCGGGATCGATAGCTTTGATCTTTCCGGCAAGGAGGGAAGCTGGTTCGGTAAACATGGTGGCAAGAAGGGAGCCGTTATCAAGGGTGAGGTTCATATCACGTCCGGGTCAACGGGACTGAAAGAACTGGAAGAGTTCAACGAGGTGGAGACAGGTATAAATGACGCCCGGCAAGTCGCTAATGACGCTCTCGCCCTGGCGAGTAGTATCGTTGAAGTGACCGCCTCCTCGCAGGTGTTTAAATACGGTTACGGGTTCACGGGTACCCCGGTCCCGGCAACGATAACGTTGACAGCGATAACCCCGAAGATCGAGCCGACATCCTACCAGTGGCAATTTTTAAACGGGACGGGCTGGGTAAATATTGAAAGCGCCACGAAAAAAACGCTGGATGTCATGCCGGGAGACCCGGTGTTATTCCCTTCCGGTACTAACGTGAGATCGTTCCGGTGTGTTTGCAACGGGGACGAGGGTTTCACGGACGTGTTCACGCTGGCGAAGTTGGCCGACGGGGCGGCGGGGCAGGCCGGATCGTCCGGGTACACCGTTTTATTGACGAACGAGTCTCATACCGTGTCCTGTGACGCTAGCGGGAATCCCCTGGCCGGGGAGCTCGAGAAGGCAACCACGAGGGTTGTCGTGTACAAGGGTGTTTCCGTGGCAAGTTTCACCTTGCAGAACCTGGTCTCCGCGGGTGGCTCGTTCGCTCTTGACGGGGATAGCGGCTTGAAATGCACGGGCTTGTCGGAAAGTTCTGCCACTTGCACTTTCGAGGTCAAGGTTGATAGCGTCGTGATAAAGAAAGTTTTCGGGGTCACGAAAGCCAAGACGGGAGCCACGGGAAAAGCCGGGGCGGATGGGAAGGGAATATCATCCACGGTAGTAACCTACCAGGCCTCCACGAGCGGTACCACCGTCCCCACTGGAACATGGGGTGCCACGATCCCTTCCGTGTCCGCGAATCAATACTTGTGGACCCGCACGATCGTCACCTACACCGATGGGACGACAAGCACTTCTTATTCCATCGGCAAGATGGGTGCTAACGGTGCCACGGGAGCTGCCGGGAAGGGGATAAAATCCACGGCGGTCACCTATCAAGCATCCACGAGCGGAACCACCGTTCCCACGGGAACATGGGATACCACTATCCCTTCCGTGTCCGCGAATCAATACTTGTGGACCCGGACGATCATCACTTACACCGATAACACGACAAGTACT